GATAACGCAGTCTTTGAAGTGCAAATAACTGAATAGGAGGTACAAATGGCTTTAGATGCAACAAATCTATTTAAGGTTGGTGGTGCCAATCCTGGAATGTGGATTTACAAATCTACAGATGCAGTAGGCACTATTGATGATTCTGGTTACTTTAGTAGTGTAACTAATGAATTAAAGCAATTTGATGTAATAGTTATTATAGGAGCAACTGGTGGTGGATCACCAACAGTAGACCTAGCAACTGTAACATCTGCAACTGGTGCTACACCAGTAACAGTAGCATTACTTGCTTAACGGAGTATGGGGGAGGTAACTCCCCCTAACATTATATGGCTACAACAAAAATAGATATATGTGCAAGAGCATTAGTAATGATAGGAGCAAGTCCTATTACTTCTTTTTCAGATGGCACAACAGAAAGTACAGTAGCAAGTAACTTGTACTTAGATACAATTAAAAATATGTTATCAAGTTATCGTTGGAGGTTTGCTAGTAAACAATCACAATTATCCAGATTAACAGATGCACCAGATCATAAATGGGATAGTGCATACCAATTACCTTCTGAGTTAGTAGGATTACATGGAGTATTTGTTAATGATATGCCTATAAAATTTGAAAGATATGGTGATATGGTTTATAATGATGCAGTATCAAGCGATAGTGTATATGCAGATTATACTTTTTATGATGAGTCAGCAACAAATCCAGAAGTATTTTTTCCAGCATATTTTATATTTACAGCAGAATTAACATTAGCTTCTATATTTGCTTTTTCTGTAGCACAAAATACAGCACTATCAGATTCTTTAGAAACAAAAGCTAATAGACAATTAGCAATAGCAAAAAACATTGATGCACAACAAAGAACATCTAGTAGGCTTCGAGTTACTAGATTTAATAATACTCGTAACTCTACTGGACTTGGTAAAATAGAAGGTTTAGTGGAGTAATAGTGGCAAAAACAAGATCAATACTACGACAACTTAAAACAACTTTTCAAGCTGGTGAATTAGACCCACTAATGAATATGCGTAGTGATGTAAATGCTTATGCAAATGGTGCTAAAGAAATGCAAAATGTTGCTTTGTTTTCTCAAGGTGGATTTAAAAGAAGAAATGGTACAAAAAGATATGCAAGTTTGTCTGGTAATGCTAGACTTATAGGTTTTGATTTTGATGATAATGAGCAATACATTATGGCATTTGGTAATACTAGAGTAGATATATATTATTTAGAAACTAATGCTTTAGCACAATCAATTACAGGATGCCCTTGGACAACAAGTATATTATTTGATATGCAATTTAGTCAAGCTGGAGATACTATGATTATTACACATCCAAGTATGGCTACACAAAAAATATTAAGAACAGGATTAACATCTTTTACTAGGTCAGCTTTTAGTTTTGATACAGATTCAGAAAATGTATATCAACCATATTATAAGTTTGCTAGTGCTGGAGTTACTTTAACAGCTAGTGGTACATCTGGTTCTGTTACTTTAACATCAAGTGCTGATCATTTTAATTCTAATTATGTAAATGTATATTTAAAAATAGAAGATACAACTTTAGTTATAACTGGATATACAAGTGCTACACAAGTTACAGCAACTATATTAGGTACATTACGTAAACAACTTATACTCGATCCTTTTACAACAGAAAACGGAACTAAAACTATTACAGTTAGTGATCCTTTACATGGTTTAGCAAATGGAGCATCAGTTACTTTTAGTGGATCAAATAGTATAGAAGGTATATCAGCAAGTGATATTAATGGTAGTAAAACTATAACAGTTCTTGATGAAGATACATATACATTTACTGCTGGTGGAAGTGCAAATGCTAACAATACTTCTGCTGGTGGTGGAACAGCAGTTTTTATAACAAGTGCAAATCAAGCTAATTCAAGATGGGAAGAACAAGTATATAGTACAGTAAGAGGTTATCCAGCATCATCAACATTTCATGATGGTAGATTGTGGTTTGGTGGTTCATCTAGTTTACCAGACTGGGTATGGGCATCAAAGGTAGATGAATATTTTAATTTTGATGTAGGAGAAGCAAATGATAGTGATAGTATACAATCTAGTATTGGTGCATCACAAGTAGCAGATATAAGACATTTATCTTCTAATAGACATTTACTTATATTTACAGCAAACGGAGAGTTTTTTTGCCCACAAGCAAACTCAGCAGTTTTAACTCCAGGAAATTTTACAGCAAGAAGACAAACCACACATGGATGTAGTCATGTAAATGTAAAATCTTTAGAAGGTGGAGTATTGTTTGTTCAGAAACATGGCAGAGCAGTAAGAGAATTATTATTTACAGATTTAGAATTATCATATAGTGCTACAAATGTAAGTGTACTAGCTAGTCATTTAATAAATACACCAGTAGATATGACTATATTACAAGGCACAGCAGAAAGACCAGAATCATATGCTATATTTATAAACTCAGATGGTACTGCTGGGGTGTTTCATGCAGTACGTTCTGAAAAATTAGCTGGTTGGACTGAATGGAAAACAACATCTGGTTCTACATTTACAAGTGTAGAAGCAGTAGGTAGTAGATTATTCTTCACAGTATATAGAGATAGTTCTTATTATATAGAAGAAATGGGTACAGAAGATAATACGTTAGATCATAGTACAACTTTTGTAATAGGTAGTGCTGGAACTACATTTACAGGATTAAGTAATTATGCTAGTAAAACAGTAAAAGTAAGAAGTGGTGATTTTTATATGGGTGAATTTGCAGTTACAAGTGGTGGAGTATTAGAACTATCAAGTGGTTTTGATACTACAACAATTACAGTAGGATATGATTATGAAGTATCTGTAGAAACTATGCCAGTAGAAACAGTATTACCAAGTGGTAGTATGCAAGGCAAACCTAAAAGAATAAGTAAAGTTGTGTTAGGTTTGAACTCAGCATTAGCTACTACAGTATCTAATAATCGTTTAATATTAAGACAAGTAACTGATGATTTATCTTTATCACCAACAGCAGTAACAGGTAAAAAAGATTTTTATTTACTTGGTTACAATAAAGATGCAACAATAACAATAACGCAAAGTGATCCTTTACCAGTAAGAGTAACAGGATTAGTAATGGAGTATATGGCATAATGTGTGTTGATCCTGGAACAGCAATATTAATAGCAACAGCAGTAAGTGCTGGTAGTCAATATCAATCAGGTCGTATGCAAGCAAGTATAGCTAGACGTAATACAGAATTATTAAAAGGTTCAATAGCAATAGAAAATGCACAATTAGAAGAAGATGCAAAGATTGCTAAGTTAAATGCTTTTGAAGAAGAAGAACAAAGAAAACAAATGGTTAGAAGAAACATAGCTACACAAAGAGCATACAATAGAGGGTTAGAAAACAAATCTTTTCTTGCATTAATAGATTATGAACAAGAAGCATTATCTAAAGATATAGCTAATTTAAGATTAGGAGGACAAGTAGAACAGAGTAGAATAGCTACACAAATATCAGTAAATAAAGTAAGATCACAAACTCCAGACCTAAGTAGTTTCTATACTAAATCTGGTGCATTAGGAGCGGCAAGTAGTATTGCTGGTGGCTATGCTGATTACTCTATGACTAAGAGTGGTAATCCTAATAAGAATACAACTACAACAAGTACAAGTAATTCAAACTATTCATCTGGTGGACCAGTATCAAATCCAGTAAATAAAGGATATACATTTACAGGATAAATTATGGTAAGAAGATATTCAGATTTACAAAGAACTTTAATAAAAAGAACAGGTACTACTAATAATAATTTAGGACAGATTGATCCTAGACCAGCAGTACAATTTGCTAACACAGTTAAAAATGTAGCAGATGATGCTAGAAACAGATATTCATCATTAGCAAAAGTAAGAGCTGAACGAGATGGATTAAGAGATGGTAAAACACATGGAGTTACTTTTGATGAAAATAATGTACCCATATATAATCAAGTAGAAACAGGTGGTATTTATTATCAAAAAGCATTTGAAGAAGCTGCAACTGTAGAATACAAAGAATCTATACAAGATACGATAGCTAAGAAAATTGATGATGGTTATAGAGATTGGTTAGAAACTCCTGATTCAATTAATGATATGGATTTATTAAATTCAAAAATGACTGCTGGTGTAGAAGGTATATTAGAAGCAGTACCAGATGAATTTAAAAACTTTAGTATGTCAAAAGCTAATGATCGTATATCAAGTAATTTAAATAATGAATATAAAAAACTAGCATCAAGAAAGTTAAATACTCTTACAAATAATTTAGTAACAAGGTTAGATAACTTAATTGATGAAATGGCAAATACTACTTTTGATTCTGAAACAAGAGGAGATATAGATAGTAGATTTAAAGAAACAATAGAAAAATATGTTAAATTAAATTTTGGTGAAAATGATTTAGCACAAAAAAAATTATTAGAATTTACAGAAGCAAGTAATATAAATGCTTTTATTGCTGATGTATTTCATGTTAATGAACAAGGAGAATATGTAAATATTGACAAGGTAGAAAGTATTGTAGGTGTTTTAAATGGTACTGGTACAGGAGCTACTATAAAAAGTAAACTTGGTAAAGATATAGAAATAAATAGTAAATTTGTATTAGATAAATTTAATAGTGATGCTACAAGAAATAGAATAAGAGAACGATTACAAAAAGCAGTAACCATACAAAATACTGTTGCAACTAATTCTTTATTAATGCAAGAAAAAAGTTTGAACTCTTATATACAAATAGATGAAGCATTAGAAAAAATGATACAAAATAATACTCTTACAGATAAAAGTTTTGAAGAACTTTTAACTTCACATGATGCTAAATTTAAAACTGATTCTGAAGATAGTGGTATATTAAGTCATGATAATTCTATGACTAAAGCAAGAATAAATCATATAGGTTTTAAAGAAAGAATTAAAGAAAAAGCTACAAAACATTTATTAGAAATTGCAAATGCTGAATCAAAAGTAATTGACAAAAAACAAGAAGAAATACTTATAAATAAAATTACAGATAATAATACTCCTATAGAAAAATTATTAATAGATGTAGAACAACAATTAAAAGTTAATCCTAAAAGTAAAAATTTAATTGCAACAAAACAACTATTAAAAGACACAGATAAAGTACAAGTTATTCGTACTTTAATTCCAGATAAAGATACAGAAATAGATAATGTAGGATATTTGACTGCATTAAAAAATGCTATAAGTGATGGTTCAGGTAATGATAAAGATACTTATACAATAGGTACAAAAGATTATACAGCAATAGATTTACAAAATTTATTTGCTGGTAGTGATGTAGTAAAAAAACAAATTGTAAATCAACTTAATAATAGAATAGAAGAATTACGTGCTATAGGAAAAAAAGATAGAAATACTAATCAAAATTTATCTAATATATTTTCTGGTAAGTCAAATCAAAGATATTCACCAGCTTCAAAAACAGATAGGAATAATCATTTTAATGAAACAGTTTTAAAATCTTATGGTATAGACTTTACAAATTTAGATGCTTATTTAAATGTACAAGATAAAGATAAAAAAATACAAAACATAAATAATTTAGTAGGAATTACACATCAATATAATAAAACATTAAATCATATGCCTGAAGTTATTTATGATTACTTAGGTAGACCAGCTAGTAACTTTGAAGAATTTAAAACAAAAGTAGAATTTTTTACACAGTTAAAAAAAAATAATGTAACACAAGAACATTTTAAAGATATAAATAAATATGCAAAATTAGAAGCGGCAAGTGCATTACCAGCAGATAGTACTTTTTTAGAATCATATTATACTAATTTAAAAAATTTATATTCATTAGATAAAAATACATTTAATGGTTTAACAAATCAAATGTTTTCAAATATAGGAATGGAAAATCCACAAGATCAAAATAAAGTAGCTAAAGAAAATTATATAAGAAAACTTTTATTTGATGAATATAAAACAGATGATAATCAAGTAGAAATGTATACTGCATATGAACAAATTAAAAAAGGTTTAGTAACTATTGGTACTATAGCAGATTACAATAATCAATTAATGAATGGTGATCAAGATATAACACAATTATTAAAAAAAGTATTTGAAGCAAGGCTAAACACTATTATACCAGTTAAAGATAGATTTATTATGAATGAAGTATTTAAAACTAATGATAACATTGTAAATGTTGCTGATAGAAATGATTTATATAATGAAGACACATTATCACATGAAGGACATCAAATTGCATCAAACGTAATTACATATGCTGGTGGTAATCCTATGTATACAAGTGCAACAATAGCAATTATAAATGAATTAAAAACACTTCCTTTTGATTTAAATTTATCAGATGGAATAGAATTATCTAATATAGACAAAATGATTCAAGATAATTCTCAAGGAAGAATAGTTGAAAAATATGGTGCAAGAACTATTAATCCTAATGAATTAAATTATGTAAATACAGGTAAAATAAAATTTAATGCAACACCAATTACAGATAATTTATCTAGTAAAGAAACTTTAATTAAAGATGTATTTACAATACAAGATAAAAATGGAAACAAAATAGCTTTAATACCTGGAGTAACCTTTAGATTACAAGCAGTAAAAAATTCACAAGATATTACAGAAGGATATAAAGTAATATTAATAGGATCAAGAACTACTGCTAAAGATGCAAATTCTACTGCTATGGCAGAACATGGCAGTATTAAAAATGAATCAGGACAAGACCTTATAATACCTTTAAATATTATGTTACATGATAACAATAATTTTTTAAATCAAGCTAACACAAAAGAACTATTATTAGAAAGAGAAAGTTTAGATATACGAACAACTGAAGAAGGTGATATACCTGATTTAGCTATTAGTGGTGGTGATTCTGTAAAAAAATATAAACCTAGATTTAGTAAGTTTACTCCTTTATCAGTAGGAGATAATACTCTTAGTACAAAACAAGTTGTTAATATTAATCAACAAGAATTAAAATATATAAATTTACATAGAATGGTGTTAGGCAGTCATAATGGTATTCTTAATGATGATGGTAGTATAACTACTACAAAAGGAAGAATAGTAGAAACAACTAATGTTGTTAGTACATATGGAGCAGTACCTACAAAAAAATATCATCTTATTCCTTCTGTTATTGCTTATACAAACAATCAAAATGAACGAGTGTATAGAGAGATACAACCAGGAGAAGAAGAATTATTAGAAGATTATATTGTTTCTGTAGGAGGTTTAAATCAATTTCCATCTTATTCATCTGAGAAACAAGCACTAGCAGAAGAAAGAAAATTAAAAAAAGTTATAGCAGATGATTACAGAGCATATAAAGGTATAGACCAACCTGATTATAGTTACACAGTAGATAAAGCAAAAGGCAAAGATATGGTTAGAGAAGGTATTGATTATATATTAAACATTACAGCTAATAACAATCAAACTAATAGAAGATTTATGTATGCTACTTTAGGTACAGAAAGTGAATTTGGTATAAATAAACTTACATATCAAGAAGGTAGAGTAAGCACTGGTATAGCACAAATGGATAAAATTACTTATGATAAAGATACAGGTAAAGAAAAAGTAGGTATATTTGATGACCTTAAACGAAGACATACTAAAGAATTAAATGCAGATAGTTATGGTAAAGCTGGAACAGGATTACCTCCGATAGTAGGTAGAACAATTAAAAAAATAGAAGATGCTATTAATAGAGATTTCCCTGATTTATTAGGTGGAGGAAAAAAGTTTGAATTAAAAAATTTAAACTATACTGATTTAGATAATCCTTTAGTATCAATGGCTATGGTAAGAATATGGTTATCAACTCAAGGTGCTTTAAATTCTTACGATACTCCATCAGAAGCATATTGGTTATATAAAAATAATTATAATACGAATTTAAAGTTAGATACACAAGATAAATTTGAAGCATTTTGGAATGAGTGATTTATACGATTTAAGATATAGACCAAATCCAGCACCTACAAGAACACGTTCTTTTTGGCAAGATGTAGGAGATAACTATAAATTTGTTTATAAACCTTTTTTAGATAGAGTAGCACAAGGACAATTTGAAGAAGACCCAGACTTTGAAGTAAGTTCTGATATGATAAAAGACTTACCTTATGACTTACAAGAAGATTTAGTAATGTCAAAGTCACAAAAAGAATTTGATTACAGAAATACAATATACAATGAAATGGCTTCTGTTAGAGAAGATTTAGCAATTAATAAATCTATTGGTGCTGGTTTGTTTGCTGGTATTTTTGATCCTGTAAACTTGATACCTATACCTACAGTATGGGGTATAGGTTTTTGGAGAGGAGCAAAAAGAATGGGTACTGCTGGTGCTGTTCTTACAGGTGGTCAAGAACTAGCAAGAGGTTACAATGATCCTCACTATCAACCTATTGAAAGTGTATATGCTGTAGGTGGCAGTGCTATATTAAGTGGTTTATTAGGTGGTACTATTGGAGGATTATCTAAAAGATTTGGAAGTAATTATTTTAAAGCAACTTACGCAGATGATGGTGCAGATGAAGTAAGACAAATTACTTATGACGGAGATTATATAGACATAGAACCTTCAAAAATAACTTATGATAATAGTCCAGCACAAGGTACTGATCCTCAATTAATTACATATGAACCTAAATTATCATTTGATGGTAGGTATGGTAAGAAACAACCTATGCCAGAACCAAGTATAATCAATATAGATCAAGAAGGTAATGCTAATATTAGTAATGTTATTATTCCTAAAATGCCAGAAGGATATAAAATACAATTTGTAAATACTAATAAAATAAAAAATGAAGCTGGCAAAATGAGAATAATAAGTGCTTATACAGATAATAAAAATAAGATTATATATATAAATCCTAAATATATAATGGGAGAATTGTATGATAAAAAAGCATGGACAAATCCAAAATTATCAGGAGTAAAAGCATTACCAGAAGATACATTTAATAATCCTCAAGAGTGGTTAGATTTTATTATTATGCATGAAGTAATGCATACTCGTAATGCACCTGAGTCTTTAGGGTTTTTAAAAAGAAATGATCCTAATTATAAAAAAAGATTACCTGATTATGAAAATAGTATTAATGAATTAGCATTAAGAGAAATAAGAAGACAAAAACAAAACACTATGTATAACGGAAAAATAGATGGTACGTTAGGTAAAAGAGTTAAAATAAAAGCAAAACCAACAAATAAATTAGATAGTATTGATGATAACTTTGTAGTAATAAATCCAAAAGAAATAGAAGTATCAGAAGAAGAAGTATTAAAAAAAGCTTTTAATGTAGAACCTTCTGATTATCAAAAATATTTAACAAGTAATTTTGCAGATAGAAGCATAAGCAAATTAAAACAACCAGAAGCATTACCTGAAAAAGCATTTGGTTTAGAATTTTTTATGAAAGCTAGTATGTATGGACAAGCAGTTACTAGGTATCAATCTTTAGCTACTAGACAATTTTTAGAAAGAGTCTTAGGAGATCGAAATGTTATGTATCGTGATGCTAAAAAAGGTGTAGAACCTACTGGAGATGGTAATGTGTATGGTGGTTCTGTTAAGTTAAATGCTGGTAGATGGGAGTTATGGACATTACAAGATTTTGTTAAGTTTGCTAGAGATGAATACCAATCAATGTTTACTGGTGTAAAAACTACTAAAGAATTTTTAACTATGGATACAAGATATTATAGTGCTTCGTTAAAAGCATTTATAGCTAATCGTAGAGATAAAAAAGTAATGACACCAGCTATGTTTAATCAAGAAGTTGGTAGAGTTATTATGAACGCAAGTAAACCTGAATCTTTTGGACAGATTAAACATCCTATACCTCAAGTAGTAAATGTAGCTAAAAAATTTAATGAAGTTATGCAGACAATTAAAAAAGAAGGAGATGCAGTAAAGTTTTTTAATACAAGAGATAATTTACAATATAGATATAATAATGCTTTTAGACAATTTGGTGAAGTTTTAGAAGATTTAAAAAGATATGAAACTTTATTAAAGAATCCTAATCCTACCTTACCTAAAGCAGTGTTGGAAGCATTACATTTTAATGCACAGTTTTATGCTGGTAGACATTTAGATGCTTTGCGTAACATGGAAAAAGAAATGTTTGGTAGAGATGTACTATCTCAAAATGCTAGTGGTAGATTAGAAGAACTATTATCAAGTGTAAAAACACAAAGAGAAACTGCTAAAGATACATTTACAAATATATTAAAAACTGTAAAAGAAAAAGACTATAGTAAAAGATATAATATTGATAATGAAGAAATAAAAAAGTTTAATAATTATTTAAAAGATCATTATGAAGAAGATGCAAAAATATTAAAAACTATATTAGAAGATTCTACAACAAATCCTATGTCGCCTGAAACTAGAAATTATGTAAAGTCTTTAATTGAAAGATTAAGATCAGCAAATGAATTTAAAAAAATAGATGTAGGTGTATTTAAGTTTAAAGATACAGAATTTGTAGCTACATCAGGACAAATAAGTGCATTAAATAGATTATTAAAAAAGATGAAAGACCCTATGACTATCAACCAAAAAGCATATTATGCTAGTCTTAAAAGAAGTATGTTAACAGTAGGTAAAAAAGATAGACAAACAAAAGCTATGGATGATGAAGCATTTTATATTCATAGAGATTTTATGATACCAGCAATAGAAGATAATAGAGAAGCATTTACTAATTTTTTAAAAAAACATTATTTAAAAAATCCTAAAGCACAATTAAAAACTGCTATGACTTATTTAAAAATGGGTGCTAAAAGATACAAATATAATAAACAATATTATCCAGTTAATGAAGCATTAGTAGATATGATAGCTAGAGATAAAGCTATAAGAACAGTAAACACTATACTAAGAGATTCTGAAAATTTAAATATAGATAATATTCATGCTAAAGGTACAAATGCTTTTGTAAAATTAAGAAAAATAGATATTCCTAATTATATGTTTTTAAAAGATTATAATGGTATTGCTGATTTTATAGATACAGATGTAGTAAATATACAAAGAATATATTTAAGACAAGCTGGTGTAAATTTAGAAATGGCAAGAGCATTTGATGGAGATAGATTTGCTACTCATGAACAGTATAGAATACATGAAGATGTGATTATGAGATATGGAGATGAGTTTGAAGCAAATCCAAAAGAGCAAATAGATAAATTAAATATGCATAGAGATAATATAGAAGATATTATTGATGTTACATTAGGTAGAATAAATCATAACACAGATATGGGATCAAGAGGTAATCAACTAGCACAAGGATTGATGAACTTTACACAAACAATTATGATGGGTAGTGCAACAGTAGCTGGTCTTGCAGACCCAATGAAAATAGTATTAGCACATGGTTTTAAAAATGTATTTAAAAGAGAACTTACAGATTTTCAAACTAATTTATTAGCACATGAAGCTAAATTAAGATCAGGCGAAGCAACTTTAATGAGTGGTGAAGGTTTTGATACACGATTAAATGTTGCTGGTCAAAGGGTAGCAGATCAAGCTGATCAATCTAGTAACACTTATAATAGAGCATTTGGTAAAATAGGAGATATGTTTTTAAAAGGTTTAGGCAAAATTAACACAGGTTTTTATACAGCAAATTTATTAAATCAATGGACAGCTTTATGGAAAAGACAAGTAGCTTATATATCAAATGATAATATATACAGATTAGCAGAAGCAGTTGGTACTGGTAAAAGATATGCTGAATTTGAAGTAGATTTAAAAATTTATACTAGCTTAGGTTTTGGTAAAGATAAATTAAGTAGATTATATAAGCTATGGGTAAAACATGATGGACCAAAAAAATATAAAGGTAAAGATACTTACTTTACAAATATAGATAAATGGATGGATGAAGACCCTATTTTAGCAAGAGATGTTTTAGCGGCAGTCAGAGCAGAACAAAACAATACTATAGTTACACCATCAGATACAGATAAAACATATTTACATTATGGTAAAGCAAAATTCAGTCATTGGAATAAAGATATGAAAGATAGACACCATAATTTATTTAAAATTCCTTTACAATTTATGTCATGGGCATTTGCTTCTGTTAATAGAATAATGATAAGTACCTTACAAGGTAGACATAAAGGTGTGGTATCTGGAATGATGGCTATGTTTTCTGCTGGTATGTTAAGTGATTACATTAGAAATCCAGGATGGTGGGCATATAAAAGTGAAGAAGAAAGAATATTAAAAGCAATAGAATATTCTGGTTTGACTGCGTATTTTTTAGATATTAATAATATAGCAGAAGTTATGTCTAATAATAATTTTGGAATAAGACCTTTAATGGGAGAAAAAAATCCTTTTACAGGTACACCAGAAGATGTCATATCAGAACCATTTGGACCAGTAGGAGGATTAGGTGCTGATTTATATAAACTGTTTCATCAAGATACAAAATTAGATAGGAGAGCATCTATTGCAAGACGTATGATACCTTTTAATAATGTATTTTATTTAAAATCTCTATTTAATTCAGCAGAAAAAAATGTTGTGGATATACTAGAATAATGGTACAAGGATAATATTATGGCTATAGTCGTAAATGATACAACACCAAGAAATCAATACACTGCTTCAGGTGGGCAAACGCAGTTTGCATACTCTTTTGAAATCTTTGAAGTAACAGATATAAAAGTATTTAAAGGTGCTACACTTCTTACATATGCATCTAGTCCAAGTGATGCTACAGAATACTCAGTACAAGGTGCTGGCACATCTGGTGGTGGTACAATTACTATCGGTGGTGGTGCTACAGTAAGTGATGTATATACATTAGTAAGAGATGTACCTGTTAAAAGAACAACAGATTTTCCTACATCTGGTCCATTTGTTATAGATAGTTTAAATACAGACCTTGATAAAATGGTTGCTATGATGGGTGAAAGAGAAGATGAGATAGCAAGATCAATAAGATTAACAGATGATGACTCTACAGCAACATTAACATTACCTGTATCAGCAACTAGAGCAAATAAAGTTTTAACTTTTGATGGTAGTGGTAATGTAGCAACTACAATAACTGCTACTGATGTAACTACTGTTGCTGGTATATCTGCAAATGTAACTACAGTAAGTGGTATATCAAGTAATGTTACAACTGTAGCTGGTATAAGTAGTAATATAACAACTGTTGCTGGTAAAGCATCAGAGATTACTTCCGTTGCCGCTAAAGCTAGTTTAATAACTTCTGATTTTGTAAGCGACTTAAATACATTAGCAGTTACAGATGTAATAAATGATATAAATACATTAGCAACATCTGATATTGTAAGTGATCTAAACACATTAGCTACAAGTGATGTGGTAAGTGATTTGAATACATTAGCTACATCTGATGTAGTAGCTGATTTAAATAAATTAGCAACAACTGATATTGTAAATGATTTAAATACTTTAGCTACTACAGATATAGTAAGTGATCTTAACACATTAGCAACTTCAGATATAGTAAGTGATTTAAATACACTAGCAACCAGTGATATAGTAACTGATTTAAGTTTACTTGCTACTTCAGCAAATGTAACAAATATGGCTACATTAGGAGCATCTGGTGTAGTAGCAAATATAGCAACAGTTGCTGGTAATAACAGTAATATAACTACTGTTGCTGGAATTTCAAGTAACATTACAACAGTAGCTGGTAATACTACAAATATAAATACAGTAGCTGGTGCAAATTCAAACATTACATCAGTAGCTGGGTCTATAGCAAATGTAAATACTGTTGCAAGTAATATGAGTACAGTAAACGATTTTTCTGCTAGATATAGAGTGGCAAGTTCTGATCCATCATCATCATTAGATGAAGGTGATTTAGCTTATAATACTACATCTAATGTTTTAAAGTATTATAATGGGTCAGCATGGGTAACTATAGTTGCTGGTTCTTTAACAGATGTAGTTCAGGATGGAACTCCCCAGCTTGGAGGTTCGCTTGATGTAAACGGAAATTCTATTGTATCTACAAGTAATGGTAACATAGCTATTACTCCAGATGGTTCAGGAAAAGTAGTATTAGATGGATTAAGTTATCCAACATCTGATGGTACAGCAAATCAAGCTATTACTACAGATGGCTCTGGTACTCTTACATTTGAAACAATACAAGCAAGTGAGTTGACAACTGCTGGAAATGTGTTTAGTAATTATAATAGTATTAGTAGTAATTGTAGTACTACTACAGCAAGTACAAAAAATGCTATTTTGTATGGTGCAATTACAGTTAGTGGTTCTGCAACATGGACTATCGGTGGCAATGGAACTTTACAAATTTTATAGGAGGTAAAAAATGGCAAGTACAATAGCAGTAGATAAGATACAAGGATCAAGTGGTACAACAGTTACAATACCAACTGGTCATTCACTAGCAGTTACAGATGGTATAGGAATATCAAGTTTACCAACTATAACTGTAGCTAAAGGTGGAACAAATGCAACTTCAGCAAGTGCCGCAAGAACAAATTTAGGTTTAGTAATTGGTACAGATGTCCAAGCATTTGATGCAGACATAGTAGCTAAAGATACAAACAATACATTTACTAAAGCACAAAGAGGTAGTACACAAACTGCTGGATCACAGACAGGTAGTGTTACACTTGATTTCGATACTTATCAAAACTTTGTTCTTACAGCAACAGGTAATGTAACACTAGCTAATCCTAGTACAGAATCAGTAGGACAATCTGGTATAATAGTTTTTATACAGGATGGTTCAGGTAGTAGAACATTATCACTAGGTACAGATTATGAAACTGCTGGTGGTGCTGGTTTAACAATATCAACAGCGGCAAATGCTGTAGATGTTATACCATATTTTGTTAAAGCATCTGGATCAATTCAACTGGGAGCACCTCAACTTGCATTTGCATAGGTACATATATGTTTAATTCTGAGTTATTTCAAAATCCAGGCTCAAGTGGAGTACCCTCTTTTTATGATTACCAAATATCTCAGAGTTTGCGAATTGGAAATGAATCAGATTATTTAAGTTTGGCTAGTGGTAGCACAAGTGGTAACAGAAACTATTGGACATTTTCTTGTTGGGTTCAAAGAACTAGACCAAATAGAGAAGAAGCTGAAGATGGAAGAAATATGATAATAGCCGCTGGTAGTGGTAGTGGCAATACAGACTCTACTATGCGTTTTCAAATTGATGATAAAGATTATCCTGGAACAGACAACGGAGATAGAATACGACTTAATTCAGCACAAACAAATATGGGTTCTACTAATGATAATAACTATAGGTTTATAGATAATACAGGATGGTTTAACATAGTGATGTCTAATAATAATGGTAGTATTATTGTATATAGAAATGGACATACGCATACTACTTTTAGTTTAGATGGTGGTGCTGACAGTGCTATGAACTCTGGTGATATGTATATAGGAAGAAGTATTAGTAATGATAGCACTTTATCAGGTTATATAGCAGAAGTTATAATGATAAGTCATAGTTCAAGTGCGGCAGTATTAACAGCAACATCTTTTGGAGAGTTTAAGAAAAACATCTGGGTTCCGAAAGATTTAAGTTCTTTGTCTTACAAAGATTTTTATTTAAAATTTGATAATGCAAGTAGTTTAGGTACAGATTCAAGTGGTAACTCTCGGACTTGGACTGTTAATGGTTGTGGAGTTGACCATAAATCTTTAAATACACCAACAAGTGATGGATAAAATATGAGTAAAAATTCTACATTCTGTACTGGCAATGATATGTTTAGGAGTAGTTATTCTTCTGACCAAGGTTATCCTAAATACGAATATGGTAATAGACAAGCAAGATATTATAACAATCACGATGCTAGTGGTTTGTGTAATATGGCTTTTACATCTGGTAAATGGTATTGGGAATATATAGTTAAAGCTGGTGGTAATTCTAATGGTATGATTATATCTATGGGTATAGCAGATGGAAATATATATGTTAAAAATAATACAGGTGGTGGTGATGGAACACTAACTGGAGAAATAGGTTTAGATAGTAGAGATGGAGAAGTAAGAAAAGATAATAGTGTAACAAAAACCTATAGTGAATTAAGTGGTAAAATTCAAAATGGTAACATAGTAGGTGTTGCTGTTGATGCTGATAATGGTGCAATATATTATTCT